TGACAACAGAGCAGAAGTCACCAGCCCATGCTCTGTCAATAGAGCGAGCCGCAAAAACATCGTCGCCACCCTGATTCTCAGCATTCCCCGGATCCAAGTTTGCAAGTCTGCCAGCAATTCTGTCCTCGGACGTGATTCTGCCGCCATCCGGCCTGAAGTAGATGACGTACGAGGATCCTAATTCTGTCCCAGGTCCAATGTTATACGCATTCAGAAGATTATTGCCCAAAGCAAAACCATTAGGATCAAGTTCAGCAATTCCGCCATCGCTAGCAAGGAAAACAGCGCGGAGTAGTTGCTGGCCATTGCTTGTTTGCAGCTGACTCCACAGTAGATCCATGTTGACGCGGATGCCACCGTAGGTTTCGCCGTCAATCACCTCCTTCAGAGCGAAAACCATCGGCATTGGCTGGCCGATCGCTGCCGGCTGCTGCAGCGAATCGAAGCCCTCCCGAGGGGCATAGCGGCGCACGTCGCTGACCGTCTTGCCCAGGCGCTCACTGCTCTGGATCCGGGCAGGCTCGACCTCGCCAGGCCGAAAGAACTGGGCGATGATCGTCAGCCCCACGGAGATCGCCGAGGCGACCAGGGAAATGACGGCGAGCGTTGATAGGGGCTCGCCAGCCACAACGGCAGGCTGAGGCCCGTTGGCGGCCCTCTTGGCGGCCTCCGCATAGAACCGCTTCACCTCCTCCGGCCGAATCCCCAGGATGCGCCCGAGCCTGTAGTGCATCGGTAGGAGATGGGGCTTCATTCCTTGAAACGGCGAAAGTTGAACTTAGGAAGTCCAGGAGTTGTAAGCGGCAGCCAGACAACGCCTTTTCTTGTGTGGATTGTAACGACACCAAGATTGCCGCTATTTTCAAGAACTGTGGAAATACCAAGCTTCGGATGTCCACCTGTTCCCTTGTTGCGCGTCATTGCTACGCAGCCCTGTCCAACGGTGTCCACTGGACGGGTGTGTTGGTTCCATGCCGTTTCCAGCGAACCCCAGAGCCCAGCAGCGGCCATTTCCATCCAGCGCGGATCAAGCTGCGGCCTGTAAATTCCAGCTTCATCAAGGAGGGCGAAACACAGAAGGAGACAGTCAGCTGCTTTTCCGTCTTTCGGATCAGCCCCAAACTCATGCTTCAGCCCAAGGAAATGATGAAGGCTCATACGGAAATGGTTCCAGATGTTGGCAGCGCTCCCACAAGTGACTGCGAAAGCGGTCTACCACCAACTGTAGCGTTGACAGTATCAAGTGGACTGGCAAGCTGAAGAACGGATTGACCGGGCCTACCCATCTCAACCGCACCCTCAACCCTGCAAGACCACAGCATCCTGGTCAGCTGCGTAAGCTCTTGATCGGTTTCGGTGTCAATTTCTACTGAGGTTACTTCAACCAGCCACTTACTGGAATCCGCTTGCCAGAAGATGTTTTGGACAAGGGTGTTGGCTGGACATACGATCGCGCCCCTACTGCGCTCTCCGCCCTGTTTACCGCCACCACCAGAAACGCCAAGGGGAGCAAAGTCGTAATCAACTCCGCTGTAAGTGCGCGTTTCGTTAATGAAATAGTTCTGGTATGCGTAGGGGAGGTAGCCCCCTCCCCCGCGCTCCTTGAAGCGGATGTAGCTGACGATTGCAAATTCACCCTTCACAGAATCAGAGCCCCAGACGCTTGCGTGTCTTCATGCTATCGGCAAGTTCACGGATCGTCTGGTTTCTGGCGATCTTAGCCGTACGGGCGTTCGATGCCTCAAGCTGCTCGGGAGTGACGAAATCGTACTCGTTGACGCGAGTGGTTTCGTACTTGATCGGGGGCAGCTCCTTTGGATTGGTGGTGATCCTTTCGAGCCTGTCAATTTCCCTGGTCGTTTCACTTCGCTGATACGGAACGGCGCGACCATAGTTGCCGGTGTAGATGGTGTCACCAGATTCACCATCACTGCTCTCCATGCTGCTCGCGGCGCGACGGGAATAGCGGCCGATCGAAGGGGCGCTACCGCCCTTGTCGTCAAGGCCGGGGACGTACAGCTCGTCGTTGGGGATGATCGTGCCTGGGCGGTCAGGAACCCACAGCTCAGGGCCGTTTTCACCGATGATTGCCGGGTCATGGGGATCGGGGCGACCGCCAGAGGCGTAGCCAGGTAGACCGAGGCCGCCAAGGTTGAGCATTTCGCCGGTAAAGCCGGGAAGCGACGACTTTGGTTTGCGGCCAAACAGACCTGACAGTCCGCCACCAGTGCCAAACATGCCAGTGATGGAGCTGATAGATCCGAAGATTGAAGCGGCACCCATCAGGGTGTTGTAAGCGCCACCCTTGCGGATCATCTGAGCGCCACCAATGCCCATCGCAATGCTGCTGATGGCCTGCAGACTCGTTCCGACAATAGTCTGAAACTTGGTAACAGTTTCAGATGTTTGCTGGGTCAGCCCCTGGAGTCCATCTGCAGCGGCGCTGGCCTTTTGATCAAGATTCGCGATTGAATCGGCCGCTTTATTTGAAGCATTGGTGGTTGGTTCAACGTATTTATCGACTGGAATCGAGGCGGGATTGTTGGGTGAGCCGGGTGCTCCAGGGGGAATCGGAAAATACTGGCGTCCATCCGGTGTAACCCCAGATGGCACTGGAGCGGGAGTAGGCCCAGCTGCAGCTTGAACGGCAGCAGGCTGCTGGGCAACCGGTGCTATCGGCTTGGCTTCACCCTTGAAGCGACCATGAATAATCTCATATACTTTTCCGTCTGGCGTCATAAACGCAGTCCTGTCGCCAACGCTAGTTCCAGGTGTATTGCCAATCCACTTGGCGCCATTCATCAGACCGAGTGAGGCGCCATTCGGAAATGCGTAATCCCTTCCGGTATGAGGGCCGTATTCACGCGGAGCCCCATATTCCTGCCCCCTGCTTACGGGTACGGAGGAAAGGGGACGGCCATTAACCTCAACATATTGATCAAGGGCATTCTTGGGATAGTAACTGCCATCTTGGCGCATTACGTGAAAGTGAGGCCCAGTTGAAGTGGGGCCAATATTTCCCTGCATGTAGCGGCCAGTCATCGTGCTCGCAGCGGGAGCGGCTGAGGGAGCGGCGACGATATTGTTTGCGGCTTCCGGTAGCTTGATACCGGTTTGACCAGCAAATTGCCTTTTCTGCAGATCAACCAGATCCTTTGTGTTCTGTGCCGTTTCCTTGATTGGAAGCAGCGTTGGATCCTGCGGGGCTTCGATTCCAAGGACTTTTGAAAGATTCTTGAACAGCTGCTCTTGAATCGGACGCAACGTGAACTCAAGAACAACGTCGAGAGTCCTATCTGCAACACCCTCGGCAAAACGCTGAACGGACTCCAGTAGATTGCCGCCTTTCAGCAGCTCTTTGTTAAGCTGGATGAACGAATCAGTCCAGCCACCAGCAATATCGTTCAGACCGTTGAGAACCTTGAGCCTGGCATTCAGCTCGTCGAGATTTCTGGCCGCTTCAAGGAGCCTGCGGGTTCCCTCTTCATTGATGCCGAGTCCACCACGCTTGTTGATCTGCTCAAGGAGCCTGTCATAGTTCTTGGTGGGTGACAATAGCTCGGAAATGCTATTCTTGGCCTGCTCAGTCTGAGACTTCAGATCGCCATAGCCAGTGATATAGAACTCAAGCGTCGGACGAAGCTGCTCAAGTTGAATCTGAGACTGCTTTGCGACCTCAAGGTATTGCTTAAGAGCAGGAACCTGTGCCTGCAGCTCTGGAGTGAGCTTAGCGGTAAGGCGCGGAAGATCATCAATGACCTTCTGGTACGCATCCGTGATACCTTGAGCGATAGGCCCAAAGTCACCACCAACCAGCGCAAGCTCTTTGCGTGCAGTATCAAGATTGTTAGACAGCTCGTCAAACCCGCCTCTGCCAATCTCGGAAATGCGATTCGTGAATTCAGCAAAATTGCCGGTTTCGACAAGGCCGGTCAGCTCGTCGGAGAAAGCTTGGAACTGGGCGCGAAGCTGGTCGCCGCGAGCCTTCTGAGCATTGACGCCGGCAAGTGAAACACCCCTGGTTGCAACAGGGGCAATTTCGCCAAGGCGTGGCGGTGGCGCAATTTGCTCAAGCTGAGGAATGAGATTCTTGACAATATTATCAGCTGCAGTTGCAAGTCTTGTTGCATTACTTGTAGCCGCATCGAACTGGGCTGTGTACTCAGGGAGCATCAGTGGATTCCGCTGAGCTTCAGCGCTGGCCTGCGCTGCGGTATTAAGCTCCTTCGCCTCAAGAACTCTAAGCTCTGCAGCGAGCAGCTGGAATCTGAGCTTTGCTGTTTGCTTTTCCGTGGCAAAGCTATTGAGAGCAGCGTCTTCGTTTCTGCGTGCAATACCGAGATTGATCTGCGCAACCTTCTCAGCGGTATCAGTATTGAGCCTTGAGATCGTACGAGCAACGTCAAGCTTATACTTCTCAAGCTCAACCTGCTGGTTATTGATTTCAATCTCAAACTGTTTGCGGCGCTGCTCGATCTCGTTTTGAGCGGAAAGCTGGGCACCAAGGTAAGTCGTTACCGCATCTGCAAGGCTTTGCGCAAGGGGATCGCCAGCCAGGGCGCCCTGGAGCGCAGTCGCAGCATTCTTGAATTGCTGCTCCCGGATCTGCCCCTGCTTGACAAGGATCTCAAGCTCTTTTTGAGCATTTTCTTGACGGAGCTGGGAGATCTTGTCCTCCACGCCTCGCCTGATGTCTTCAATCTGTCGCTCGTAATCACGACGCAGCTCAAAAGACTGGCGGTTAATGTCCTCCTGCTCGCGGCGAATGGCATTGGCCTGCTGCTTGAAGCCTTTCAGGATGTCTACTCCTTCGTTCCGCTTATTGAATACCTCAAGTTCGCGTTGAGCTGCGTCGCGGCGGGTTTCTGCATCTCCGATCGCTTTGTCGCGTTGCTCCTGCGGTGTAGGCTGACGTTGCGGCCTTGACGACTGAAGACCTGCAGTTACCTCTCTGAGCTTTGCAATGGGAACTGCAGAGGTTCCGGGAGTCTTGGGTCCGCCAAATAAAGAAAACAGAGATTCGAGTCCGGTTGCCGGCAAGAAAAAGGTGTCCGATATTCTGCTGAAAAATGACTTATTCTTTGGATTGCGGCTTGGGTTAATTTGCGTTTCGGCGGCACGCTTGGCCTCCGGGGATGCCGCCTCAAAGGCGGACTTAAATCTCTGCTCTTCTGTATCCCTTGAGATAGCGCCAGAAATTTTATTGAGGAGGTCCGTAAGGGGACCGGCGATAAACAGCTGCATTTGTACGCCGAGATCAGCCATCGCACGCTTCAGGCGATCACCAGCATCAGCCGCTTCTCTAAGCTTCGCGGCTCCATCAACTCCAAGCTTGCGATTCAGTTCATCCTGAATAATCGCATAGGCAGCAGTCTTGTTCCCAGCCTCAAGCAGATTGCCGATCAGCTTCTCTTGGCTGCGACTTGCAAGCAGGCCCGATTCCTTGATCTGCTCAAAGTTGCCGACCAGATCCCGTAGCATGTTGCCGGTGTCTTGGGTTGCCTGCATCAGCAGATCGACCTGTGAGCCGATCGCCGTGCCAGCAAGCGACAGGCCGAAGCCCAGTGTTCCGCCAGCCATGCCGCCAAAGAAGCCTCCCAGGCCGCCACCAGCAGCGGCGCCAGCACCTTGACCGAACAACAGGGGGAACGCACCACCAATCAGGCCTTCACCGACCGCCTGGCCGCCTCTCCGGCCGAAGCGACGGGTCAGGAAGTCTGCGTTCGGATCGCGCCTGGCAATCTGGTCGTCAACCTTGTTCAGAACTTTGGTCAGCTGATCAAAGCCCTTATCTGTCATCTTCAGCCCGTTGCGGGTTTCTGACAGTGCTTGAGATAGCAGCTCTAGCTGATTCGCGCTTGCAGCAGAAAGATTGGCGAGATCTTTCAGGCCGAGCAGCCTGTCAGCGCTGCCACGAGCTGCATCGACGCGGCCGGCGAAGTCTTGCGGCTCCGGTCCGCCAGCCGCTGGAGGGAGTGGAGGCTTGCCACCAGCGCCACCACCAGCGCCACTCACGCCACCCGTGCCACCCTTGACGCGATTGACGATCGAATCAAAAACACTGCCGATCTTGTCAAACAGCTCTGTCACCGCAGATGGGATATTCCCAACGGCTTCTTCGTATGCAAGGCGGATACTACTTTCAAGAGCCTTTCTGTCAGGCCTCTTCGCATCTTCAACCGCCTTTGATATGTCGCTTGCGCGACCAGCCATTGTGGTGGTGACAGCCTCTCTCGGAAGTCTCTGCAAAAGCCTGTTGTAAAATCTGGGATTGTTCGTCAACCCAGCAAAAATTCCACGGTATCTATCTATCTCCATCTCCCTGCCTGCATCAGGCCCCGTATATCTCGGTGCAGTGGGGCCTGGGGCTAGCGGTAAGGCCTTGGGTGGAGCAGTAGAAGCATTGAACGCACCAATGATGTTGCTTAGCGCCTGCTCGCCACTGCGGCCACCACGGAAGACCTTGGCAGCAGAGCTGGCACGACCAAGATCGCCAAGGATCGAAGTAAGAGAATCACGCTGAAGCTGAGGAAGACGACGCTCTCCTTGAATTCGTCTGATCTTTGCGGTTTCAGTTGATAATTTGTTCTGTTGCGCGTCAAGCTCAAGAAGTTGACGCGACTTATTGACGGTTGCAGTCAGTGCGTCAAGATTCTGCTTGGTCAGCTCAAAGCCAGCCTGCTTTGCTGTATTCAGTTCGGTTTCAAGCTTGACAACCTGTTGGCTGACTTCAACGGTTCTGGGGTCCGCTGCGCCGAATCCCGCTACACGCTTGCGCTCAAGATTTTGAAGCTTGCCAACAAGTGATCCGCCAGCAAACAGATCTCTTGCAAGGCGCTGCTGAGCTGCCTGGGGATCCAGTTGACGTGGGCCACCGGCCGTGGTGCCTCTAGTAATTTTGCTGATTGATTTATCGGAAAATACATTAAATGCAGCGCCAAACGCAGAAAGCAACTGCCCAGCATTAAATTTATCCGCAGCCCCAGATATGAATTCCTGTGCAAATTTGGGACCGGCCTTTTTGCCCGCCTTCACGGCAAGGCTATCAGCAAGTCTCTTGGTAGCTTCGGCTTCTTCCGTCGTTCTGGCGCCGCCCAGGATCTCGCGGACAGCTGGCTGTGCGGCCCCGGAAATGACACTCTGCGTTCTCAGCGGCCTGGCGCGACCGCTCATAGCAGGAGAGCCAGGGGCAGCCGGGGGGAGCGCTGGCAGCCCACCGGCACCAATGGATCGGTTGTATGCAAGAAGGCGATTGCCCTCTTCAAGTTGAAGCTGTTTTCCAGAGAGCAACTTTTGCTCTATCTTGCCAATATCTGTCTGGTATTTTCTGATCCTCTTTTGAGTGGCGCTTGCCTCTTGCGCTCCTCTGGCTTGGATGCCAAGCTCTGATCTGACAATTCTGCTGAATGCGGTCGCATCGCCAAGTACACGATTGAACTCGTTAAAATCGCCCGACTGCAATAATTGCGGAAGCCGCGCCACGGCACCGCTGGCACGCTGGAAACTTGGAGAGGCTGTAGCACCAGATTTACTCGCAAGATCGGCGATCTGCTGCTGCTGGACTCTGATGCTGTTCAGTGCCTTGCTTTCTTGGGTAAGCAAATTTTGCCTTTTTTGCTCTGTCGCCAGCGCCGAAGCCGCGCTATCGGCGGCAGCCTTGGCGCTTGCCGCAAGCCTATTAAACTGAGGCATATTCCTTGTATTGGCAGCTTGCTGAAGCTGTCCAAGCAGATTCTCAAAATTCTGCATCTGCGGTCCACTTGCGCGAGATGCCCTGAGCGACTGAAGTCTGTCTCCTAGCTGCTGAAGCGTATTCGCTCTTTTTTGTTCGGCGTCTTGAATTTTATTATTTAAGCCAAGTTCCCGTTCCAAGAACGTAAGGCGTCTTGAGGCAAGGCCAAGAATCGTCTTTGCGCCTTCAATATTGTCTCTCACATTTGCCTCAAGGCCAGCCCTCCTGGTAGCCTGATCAATGCGGGTTTGCCTGCCTCCAATATTTACACTGAGTTCCGATGGCCTGACGCCATAAACCTCCTCAAGCTCTCTCGCTCGTCTGCGAATAGACTCGCCGGCCCTTGATACAGTAGATCGACCCCTTGAAATTGCACCAAGACTTCTTCTGCCTTGATTGAGTCTACCAAGCTCAGTAGCAAGGGATGACCTTGTTGACTGAACAGTGTCAAGCTCTCTTGCAAGATTTCTGCCAATCTCTTGAATTTCATTTTGCAAGTCCCCCACCCTAACAATATCTCCAGACGACCTTGCGGCAGTTTGCTGCCTCCTCAGCGATCGGGCCTGAGCACCTGCAGCCCTTCTTGCCGAAAGCTCACTTCTTTCAAGGGTATCTATCCTTCTGTTTACCGCTGCGGTTTGTGCCGTAATATTCCTATCTCTTTGGACAAGATTTCCTGTTAGAAGATTTGAGCTGCCCGCTAGACGCCTGGCGTCATCGCGCCTAGCTTCAATCAGCGCTCGCGTTCCGGCGACTCTTGTTCTGCGCCTTGTTCCCCTGAGCTGCCGGATAACCTGCTCCTGCGTATCTCCAAGTTGGCTGTAGGTTTGCGTAATATCATCTCCAATTCCTGTTGTTAAAGAGGCGACCTGCCTCCGCTGAGTCTGCATCGCCCTTTGCTGCGCCCTCCCCTCTCTGACGGCCTGGCCGAGACTGCGGATTGCAGGTTCGTAGACATCGGAGAGAAGTCTGCCCTGTCTTTCAATTTGTTCTTGGAGCTGTCTGCGTCCGGTTCTACCGAGCGCTCTTGCAGCTCTGGGATTGTTTAGTACGTCTTGAGCAGCAGCGCGTGTTGTCCGTAGCGCTCTCGCCTCGCGTACATTTCTCTGGAGAGCGGAGAGATCTCTTTGCAGCCCCGTACCAACCTCGTCAATTGCGCCGGAAAGACTATTTGCAATTCCTTCAATTGACAGAAGTCTTCTTTCAAGCTCTCTGATCCTGTCAAGACCGCTAAGCCTAATTTCGATTGTCTCGGAATTAACGGCCACAGCACCAAGAAAGTCTTACATAGTGTAACTATAGCCACAAAAAAGGGGCCTAGCGACGGCCCCTCTTCGCACTTTTCATGGCCTCTTCTTGATCTTCTTGTTTGATCTTGAAGTACGCTGACCAGAGAATCAATTCCTCTGGTGCCATGGTTGTGTCAATTTCGCGGAGACTCTTGCCAAGTGCCTCTGCAACCACCATTTTCAGGTAGGTCCAGCGGTCTTGACGGAGTTCGTCTGCAATTTTTTTGTGGAGGTGTCAACCTCGTCATCCTCGCTACCAAGAACGACAAGGATCATCTTGTCAAGATCCTCTGCACGGACCGACGCTTTCAGCTCGGGGATCTCACCAGCTGCGAACATCGGGCTGCCGTCAGCATTCTTGGCCTTGCTGACGAGAAGGTGAATCAGCCAATCGCTGTCATCATCCTTGGTCTTGGACGAAGCCCGAGCGTTGCGACGAGCCCGATCACGCTCAGCTGCAACCAGCGGCGTGATATACATTTCAAGCTCGGTGAAGCCATCGCTCAAAGGAACGACCTTCTTGGCGGGTTCAAGATTGGCAACTTGCTTCAGCTTCTCAAGAGCGGAGCCGAAGCCCATGGAGGGGGAGGCCATGTAAATAGACGGAGGCTTAACAAGGATAGCAAAGAAAAAGCCCCCGAACAAGCGGGGGCAAGCAAGGGACCAGCCGAAGAGCATCAGGTGCGGGTCAGATCAAAGGTGACGTTGCCGGACGGACGGAAGTTGACGCTCACGCTCTGTGCATCATCCGGGTTGACACCGAAGCTGGCCGAGGTCAGCACAACATCCGTCGAAATCGAGCGGCTGAGAGTTTCCGACAGCGTGCCGCCGGAATACACGGCGTCGATGTAGAGCTTCACGGCAGCACCGGTTTGACGACGCTGAAGCACGTCGCTCACCAGGCGGTTCGACATGGCCGAGTCGGCATCCGTGAAATACACGGTGGTCGTGCCGGTGGCATCAGCAAACGAGGTGACGTACTTCCTGAAAGGAGCAAGCTGGCTGCTCGGAACACCGATGGTGGTAACGTCGATCTCAGCTCGGGTGATCTCAATGGTCCAGTCCCGAACTTGAGCGATCGGAACGAAGGACTTGTAGGAGATGTTTGCCAGCTGGCTGCCGAAGTTGGACGGCGCGGCAGTAGCAGTGGCAGCGGAGCCACCGACAGTGCTGGAAATCGTCATGATCCCGGTGGTAGGATCGTACGTTTTCACGTAGTAATTGCCGGCCGCGATGGCACCAGTGGTCGTCGCACCAACCGGATAGGCCAGAGTGATAGGATCATCAACCTGGAAACCCAGGAAATCACCCACCGTGATGTTGCTGCCGGTTGCGGGAAATGCAGAAGCGCCAAGGCAGGCTTCGGTGTTGGCCGGCTTGTACCAGAAAGCGCCCGAAGTGCCCGTCAGTACCGTGGTTTCACAGGACATGGACTTTGAAGAAATGAACAGCAGTGCGGGCACTGCCCGATGTACCAATCCTAGCCACCACCTCGTTTCAGGCCGAATGAGAAGCCGTAGCCGGTAAAGTCAGCTCTCAGCCGAGATTGGTTGCATCCCAGGAAGCAGACATTCTCGCCATGAAATGCGGCTGCTCCTCATCCATGTAAAACATCGGCCCGGAAATATCACGAACTCTCACAAAGGTTCCAGTCGCCGGCTTTTTTGTTGAGCCGAGATCTTTCAGGACGCAGGAGGCCGTTTCAGCAAGCTGTCTTGCACGTCTTCCTCCATTCCCCTTGCGCGTAAAAATGCGGATAATAATTGCACCGCGAGCGCGGTCAAGACTTTCCTCAAGAGCGGTTTCGCTTGTTAGGCCGAATGTGATGTTGACCATCACGTACTCGCCAGGGGGATCCGGCGGCATGGCAATGAGGTTGTCAAAGTAGATGCTGACAGGAGGAGAGAGTGCAGCAAACGCACTGTTGAGCGGAGTTTCAAGTGCTGCGCAGATTGCTTGGTAGTTCAATTGACGACCACTCCGCTGTCACCCTTTCTAAAGGCAAGTCTAACGACTCGCTTCACGTCTGCCGACATTTCGCCGCCCCGAGCATAGTTTTCGTACCAATCACGCTCTGCGGTTGACACATTTGTTCCTTGCGGGTCGGGATTGACATCCCAGCGGAATGTAGGCCCTTTCTCTCTGATGCCATATACTGGCTTGAATTCAATTCCACCAACCGGCTTTTCAGGCGTCTTAGGCTTTATCCATCTGCCTTCGAGAATATCCATTGCATACAGCGCGTATGGCGAGGTATTCACAATCTCAAACACTGTCACTCTTTGCAAAGCCTTGACAGTCATTTTCAGCTGTGGAACGTCTTGGATTCTGTATGGGTAGCCCTTGGGTGATGGCTGATTTTTTGCGAAACCGCCAAGGGCGTTAGCCCTCCAGCTATCGCGAAAATCGCCGCTGTAGGCCGGACTCTTGGCCGCAAGTCCATTCATGATCTCAAGCGCCGCACTTCTTGCAGCGTTGTTAATCTTAGTCTTAACTCTTTCTGATATTTGAGCCCAAGGCTTTTTTGAAAGCGGATCAACCTTGCCCCTTCTTGCGATCGTGCTAGGCTTGGGCTTACTTGGCCTTCTTGGGGTTGCCATGTCAGGTCAATCTCGCAATAACAGAATGAAGAATTGGCGCAGAACCACGGTGGGTGGTTGGTTGAATTATTTTTGCAGTTCTTTGAACACCAGCTTGTGAATACCTGATCCAGTCGCTAGTTTTGGGATAATAGTCGCCAAGCGATGCACCGGCAATCAAAATCTTCAGATCAGTGAGCTGAGCTTCGCCATTCACTTCATTCGGCTCTATGTTGAATACCAGAATTTTAACAGGAACCTCAGTCGCTGCGGCTGCTGGGCTTGCATAAGTACCCATCGTTGGGTCGTAGGCATTGGAGGCAGTCTGCTTGACGTACGTGCCGTCAATCCCCCATTGATCAATCAACGGGCTAGGGATGGATCCAAAAACGTCGTCAACAAGTGACATGATCAGAAGCGGTTATTCCAGGAACCGCCATAAGGCCAAAGCTGGCCGTTGATCATGCGAACGCCACTCGGCTTCTGTCTAGTTACAAATCCCCTGTAGCCGATGCGGGCGGTAGATTCACGCCTGACCTTCGGTTGATAGAAGTCTCCGCGAATCATGTACTTCGCAAAGATGTCCATTGAGTACGGAGGAATGAACAGAGCGCCCGTCTGTGCATTTCCGCTCTTGTCAAACTTGACTCTCAGATCGCTTCTACCAAGCTCAACCTCCTCATATTCACTGTTCTTTTGGCGTTTCGATCCGCCATCAGCATCTTGAATTCCGGTGTAACCGCCATTGATACCAAGAAATGCTGCCATGTAGGCAACGCCGATCTTGAAGTCAAGCGGCAGCTCGTCAACCTGAGAGTAGTAATAGTCGGCAACGAGAAGGCGAGGCCAGGCAAGGCTCTGACTTTGCGTTGCTGGCCTGCCCTTCCATTGCAAAGGGTTGATAGCCATTGTTGCAGCTACCAACGTTTTCTGCTTTTGCTCAGTAGAAAGGTCAAGCCAGTCCTGGATCCCATAGCTTGGGGGTAGATCGCCGAGCAATGCCGTGGCCTCTTCTGCCGAAAGGTAGGAATTGGCGTCAGGCGCCACCAGTGTCGAGACAAAGGCCACGATTCATCCTCAGGCGGCAGGAGCAGGCTCGGAAGCAGGCGCCGGCTTGGGCTTCGGCTTCACGGTAGCGGCGGCCTTCGGGGCAGGCTCAGGGGCCTTCTCGGCGGCCTCTGCGGTCGCCTCTTCAGCCTGGGCCTCCTTGGCGGCCAGGGCGGCTTCACGCCGCATACGAAACGTTCCAGCACTCATGATGAAAGTCCAGATAGAGAGAAGCCCCGGCGAACCGGGGCATTTGCAGATCGGGAAAGCAATCAGACGAAGCAGCGCATCCGGGTGATACGGATGTTACGGTCGTCATCGAACACCTTGATCCAGTTGGCACCAGTGGCCAGTTCGGTGTTGCTAGGGGCAGCCTTCGCCGAAGTGCCTTTCCAGCTGATCCCGTTCGGGTGAACGAGGTAGTGCGTCCGGTTGATCAGGTAGTCGATGCCCAGGAACTTGTCGCGATCGGTTTCAACCGGATTCTTGGCGGGAGCGGTCGCGTAAGCGAAGGCACCAGGGCCGAAGAAGTAGGTGTCATGGACATCGGTGGAACCGGTGCCAGCACCAACGGCGACGGGCAGCTTGTCATCCACGAACACCGGGCGACCCAGATAGGTGCCCTTCTCCAGAGCTTGCTCGGAGAGGCGGGTGTCCAGCTGCGAGGTACTCGAAGACGGAACAATCAGGTCCATCTTCATCAGAGCGTAATAGACCGGCGAACGCATCATGATGCCGGTCAGCTCGTCACCTGCATCGCCCAGCTTGGCGATGCCGTCCACCATCAGGGACTGGGACAGCTGCGAGGAGGTGCCGCCGACAGCGTGGCTGGTGGCCAGGGGACCGCCGGAAGCGAAGATGCCCTGCAGGATGCTCACGCAGGTCTTCTGCATGTCGCGGATCCAGTAGCGACCGGTGCTGCGGGCGATGGCCTGCATCGGGTCGGAACCGGACAGATCGGCGGCCAGGTCGGAAGACTTCCAGCTCTTGCGGCGCATGTTGCGCACACCGACCTGCAGATCACCTGCAATGTCGGTCGGGGTGGAAGCTTCGGTATCCGAGTCGATTTCGGAGTCGCCGGACAGATCGCCGAAGAAGGGAAGGTCGATGGTTTTGCCGCCCTTCTGGAATTCAGATTGGATGGCAGCGTTCGTGACCATCAGGCCGGAAGTGACCAGGGCATTCTTGTCCTGGATCTCTTCCTGCTGATACTCAAGGAACAGCTCGG